TGTTTTTCTGAGCCGGGGAAGTACAGCGGCGATGACGCAACTATAGCCCAAGGTAATATTAACTCTGAAGGTTTTTGTACTCGCGGCGGGGACGGAACTACTCCTACTAAGTGTGAAGACGAGTTTTCTACTAATTACGGTGAAGACGGAGACTGTGGCCCAGACTGCGTAGAAAATTACAGTATTAAACAAGGCGACACCGTTTGTACTCAAGACAATAATACAACAGAGTGTCCCCACAACAATGCGGTAGCTCCTGATTGTGTTCAGTGTCCGGGTTACCTTACTATTCCATCCTTCCACGAAGACGGAGACTGCAATAAGCCTTATCTTGATTCAGGAAAGCCTTGTGGTGAAAACGGGGAAGGTGTGTTCAATGACCGTGGTGAGTGTGTTTCTGGAGAAACAAGCTGTGATGATCCTAACTCTGAACCAGATGGTCAAGGTGGGTGTCAGTGTAAAGCTAATTTCATTCCTGACCAAGAAACTGGTAAGTGTTTGACTCTGACTGATTACTGTCGTGATTATCCAGATGATGAACGATGTAGCACAACACAGATCTGTGACAACCCTTACGCCACAAACGCTGGACAAGAAGGCGAGTGTGTGTTTAACGACTGCGCCAACGGTGCTATTGATCCTGAGAACAACTGCGTTACGTGTCCTTCAGGTCAGAGTTTAAATTCTGAAACTGACATGTGTGAAGGAATAGATTGCACTGATCCTGCCAATGCTTTAATCTGTGGTTGGGTAGAGTGTGATGACGGGACTATGGCTCCTACGTTGGCAGACTGTAACCAGCCTACACCCTGTAATGATATAGAGTATGCCACGGCTAATCCTTTAGAGTGCGGCTGGATAGAGTGTCCTAATGGTACGTTTGCTCCCACTAGAGACGAGTGTGAAGAAACAGCCTGTGAAAACGGAGCCACAGATTACCCCGATTGTACTGTGTGTCCTGAAGGTCAATCAATGGACGCGGAAGGTAACTGTATTACAACAACATGTAACGACTGTAGCTGTGCTGAGTATGCGGCGGCTAATCCTGAAGAATGTCCCGGTGGAGGCGGCGGTGGAGGTAGTACCGGCGGTGGCGGCGGTGGCGGCGGTGGTGGTGGTATGGGAGCCTTTAGTCCTTTCATTGCTGGCATAGATTACACGCCCCAGCCTTTGCCAGCGGCTCCTCCAGCACCACAAAAAGACTATATGGCAGAACTAGACAGCCTAATTAAAAGAAGTTTGTTTGAGGGTATGGTATGACCTATTTAGACATAGTAAACAATGTTCTTAGACGTTTACGTGAGGACGAAGTAACTACCGTTAGCGCTAATACGTACAGTACTATGGTTGGTGACTTTATCAATGACGCAAAGCAACTCGTGGAAAACGCTTGGGATTGGTCTAATCTTAGGTCTACCCTTACGCTGACCACGGCGGCTGATGACTACACGTACTCGCTTACGGGCTACCAAGATCAAGGCAAGATTCTTAATATCATTAACGATACGTCTAATCTTGTAATGGAGTACAGACCGCAGACTTGGTTTGACGATAAGTTTTTTGTCAACACGCCCACCTCTGGCAAACCTCAGTACTACACGTTCAGTGGCATAGACGGCTCCGGTGACGCACAGATTGATGTGTACCCTAAGCCTGACGGTGTGTACTCTATCAAGGTCAAGAGCGTCATAAGGAACGTAGCCTTAAGTGCTGACTTTGACACGCTGGCTATTCCTAGTCAGCCTGTGATTCACATGTCAGTAGCTCTATTGGCCCGTGAGCGTGGTGAGACAGGCGGTACATCGACTCCAGAGTACTTTGCTATTGCTGATAAGTATCTGTCTGATGCTATCGCTATGGACGCACAGAAGCATCCTGAAGAAACTATCTTTTATACCCCGTAGGAGTACGTATGGCACAGCCACTACAAAGTATTAACTTAGTTGCTCCTGCGTTTAAAGGGATCAACACAGAGGATTCTCCACTAGCTCAAGATACGTCTTTTGCAGATGTTGCAGATAACGCTATTATTGACAGAGGTGGACGCCTAGCGTCTCGCAAAGGTAATACTGTTTCTACCACAAACAAAACCGTGTTAGGTACTGACTACCTTCACAACATACACGAGTTCTATGACACTGCTGGTAACGAGGTAATATTTAGTACTGGTAACAACAAGATTATGACAGGTACAACTACTCTGGCTGACGCTACGCCGGGGTCGTACACGATTAGTGCTAACGATTGGAAGATATTTAACTTTAACGATCATGCTTACTTCTTCCAGCGTGGCTACGAGCCTCTTGTGTACAGCAACAGTCTTGGTGTAGTAACTAAAATGTCTGCTGTCGGTGGCGCACACGTAACAGCTAATCAGTACTCTCACGAGGCTATCGGTGCTTACGGGCGCGTATGGTGCGTAGGTAACGCTACTGATGACAACACGATCTACTGGTCGGATCTTCTGATAGGACACAATTTTACTAGTGGTTCTAGCGGTTCTATTGATGTATCTAAAGCGTGGCCTAACGGGTTTGATAAGGTTGTAGCTTTAGCGGCTCACAACGGGCTACTCGTGGTCTTTGGTGAGAATAACACAATTGTTTATAGCGGTGCTGATAGTCCCGCGTCTATGGTGCTACAGGATACAATTCCGGGTGTGGGTTGCGTAGACAGAAAGAGTGTACAGAACATAGGAACAGACTTACTGTTCTTGACTCAAACAGGTCTTAGGAGCTTGGGACGCGCTATACAAGAGAAGTCCCTGCCTATTACTGACTTGAGCAGAAACATTAAGCAGGAACTAATTGCTAACACGCTGGGGAAAACAGAACCAGTGAGTACGGTGTATAGCCCTGAGAACTACTTTTATCTTCTGTGCTTTCCTAATCTTAACCTCGTGTACTGTTTTGATGTAAGGACTACTTTAGAAAACGGAGCGTACAGGGTAACACGATGGCCTAGTGTAGACTTCAAGAGTTTTCATAGAGACAGAAACGGAGATGTTTATATAGGAACTACAGACGGCTTAGGCGTTTACTCCGGTTACACAGACGCTGGATCTGTATACCGCTTTAGGTACTCTAGTCCTGCGTTGTCTTTTGGTGATCCGTCTAAAATTAAAATGTTAAAAAAGATACGGCCTACGTTAATAGGCGGTAACAACGCAGACATTTTTCTTAAATGGTCTTATGATTTTTCTACAGCACCTAGTACTAGTTCATATAGGACAAGCAGTGCTATTCCGGGTTTTTACGGGCAGTCTGAATATACCCTTGCTGAGTACTCTGAGGAAGCTATTACAATTAATAGGTCTTCTATTAACACTACGGGGTACGGCTCAGTGATTACTGTGGGCCTAGAAACAGACATAAATGGTTACGCACTATCCATCCAAGAGATGAACGTATTAGCACTGATAGGTAAAACGCTATGATTATGACGAATTATAACAACGACAGAGGTACGGACTAATGCCAGATTGGTTAAAAGCTCTATTAGGGATAGGCGGTGTTGTCGGGGGTGGCTTACTTAGTGCTGAAGAGTACAAAAGACTAGGCGACATTGGTGAGCAGTCTTTAGTAGGTACAGAAGTAACAGACCCTGTAACTGGAGAAAAGATTAAAGTTCCGGGTGCTATTGGTTTAGCACAAGATGCTCTGTCTATGTCTCAGTTCAGGCCGTTTACTGTTGCTTCTACAATAGCGGGAAGCGGGTTTGGGGCAAAACGAACGGTTGATCCTGTTACGGGAGAAGAGACAGGCGGTACATCTACAGCGTTCACTTTGTCTCCTGCAGAAACAACCCTTCAGAACGCAATGCTAACTCGTGCTCAGACGCAACTAGGCGCTACTCCTTACGGTCAACTTGACGCGCAAACTGCCGCGACCACATCGTTTGGTTTAGGCAAAGACATATTGAGCCGCCTTAGAACCAATGACATGGCCTCGCGTGAGTCTGCGATTTACGATCGTATTAGAGCAACACAGACTCCTGAAGAAGAACGACAGCGTTTGGCGCTAGAAGAGCGTTTGGCTTCACAGGGGCGCTTAGGTGTCCGTACTTCCATGTTTGGTGGTACTCCAGAAGCAATGGCAATGGAAAAAGCGCAAGCAGAAGCTAGGAACACTGCGATGCTTCAAGCGATGACTCAAGCACAAGCAGAACAAGCACAAGAAGCGGCACTGGCTCAAGAATTTACCGGAATGGGTAGTCAACTGTCTCAAACAGACTTGGCACAACGTGCGGCACAACAGAACTTAGCTATGGCTTCTCTGGGTGGTGCTTACGTACCGCAGACGCAATTGATGCAACTACAGCAAGCCATGCAACCGTATCAATCACAAGCCCAAGCAGGACAGTTGTTTGGTGCAGGGCAGTACGGTGAGACAATGATGAGTGGTCTTGATGCTAGGTTGATAGCAGAACAAGCACGAGCTAATCTGTTGGGTGGCCTTGGTACTGGACTCTTGGGTGGACTGCTTGGTCCGGTCAGGGGTGACGGTGGGGAGTACAAAATACCGCTGTTTGATCTGTTTTAAGGGGAATTAAGATGGCTAGATTTTCACAAATGATGCTCCGTGGTATGCTTGATCCTTCTCGCAGAGAGGAATATTCTCAGGTGGGCCAGAATATTGGTCAGATTCCGGGTATTATGGCGCTAAACAGAGATGCTGAAAAAAGAAAAGAAGAGTTGGCTAATATCTATAGCACGGCTATGTCTCCAACTTCTACAGCAGAACAAATGTCTGCGGCGGCACAACAACTGTTAGCACAGGGTAAAGTCGAAGAAGCTATGCAACTAGCACAACAAGCCCGTGCTCGTATGCAAGAACAAACAGCGGCAACTAATCTTCAAACCCTTCAAGAAACTATTGTGGATTCCGCTAATAAACTAGGAATGGAAGACTTGGCTGAACGCGCTTTAAACACAACTGATGAAGAAACGTTGAGAGCAATCCAGAAAGACTTAAGATCATTTGAACGACAGGAAGTCATACGACTGCGGGGAATACCCGGACGAAAAGCTCTCGCTAAAAATGTGGGCCTAGAGTGGAACGACGAAACAATGGCTAACATGTCGGACGAAGCCTTTACCAAGTTGTTAGAAGGATCTGAAGCCGAACTAAAATCCTTTGTTACTGCTGATGGGCGGGAAGAAATGATGCTGGAAGTTGACTCTCGTGGTAGAGTTATGGACCCTGATTCTGGTAGATTTGTAAGAGCCAGTGAACTTGGGTTACGTAGAGCGCCTAATAGACAGCAAGTAGAAACAGTTGCTAATTATACTAGCGAAAAACTTGCGGAAGCTGGTGTTAAGCGTTACGACGATTTAGCAACTGCCGCTAACGATGCAACCCGCATGATGAACAACATAACAGAGGTTATGCCTAATATAGACGAAATGATTACGGGCAAGATGGCTAACGCTGAGTTGTTTGTTCGTAGTGCGCGTTCTGCTATTGCGGCGGCTGTTGGTTTAGACCCTGAAGATCCTAAATTATCCAATACCCAAACTTTTTTAGCTCTTGCGGCTCCACGGGTAGCAGGGATAATTAAAGATTTTGGTGCAGGGACCGGCTTGTCAGACGCTGATAGAGAGTTTGCAACTTTAGCGTCTGCTGGTGACATTACTATGACTGCAACAGCTTTGAGAAACATCTTAAAAATATTAAAGGATGACGCAGACACAACATTAGGTTTGTTTGAAGACGTAACAGCAGACATAAGAGCCGACGAAGGTAAAGACCCTTTGATTTTTTATCGCATTCCTGCGTTAAAGTCAAGACCGACTTTAGAAGAAACTACTCCTGCTCCAAGCGTCGAAGTAGAGGGACTTCCTCCGCTTCCTGCTGGAGCAACTTTAGACGGGGTTTAATATGCAAACAGCTACTAACCCAGAAACAGGCCAAAGATATTATCTGGACCCCAACACAAATCAGTGGACTGAAATGCAGACCGCCTCTGTTAGACACACAGGACAAAAGTATGGGCTGGTGGGTGACCAGTGGGTTGAGATAGAAAAAGGACGCGCTCAAGAAGAAGCCGAAAGAATGACTGCTTTTATGGAGCGTGTTCCAGAAGCTATTGAACGTGGGGTTGAGGAGTACAAAGAAAGAACTGACGCCTTACGCATTGGTGGCTACGAGCCTAGCGCATCTCAAGTAGTCACCACTGCTATCGCTACGGCTGGCTTGACTGCTGGTGATATAATTACTGACTTTGCCATAACATCTTTGCCTAACTCTATCCGTCAGGGAGCAGAGGAATTATTTAATAGTGTTAAAGACAGCGAGCAATTTAAAAGTGCCGCAGAAATGGCACAAAAGGGCCTAGAGGCTTACGAAGAATTTAAACAGCAGAATCCTGCGGCGGCGGCAACCTTTGAAAATGTCATCGACGTTTCTGTTTTGTTTAGCCCACGCCCCGATATGCAAATGTTTGAAGCCCCTGCTAGAAAAAGCGAAAGCAAGGCTAGCCACTACAGATTTAAACAACGTAGGCAGGGAATAACTCAGTTGTTGGCTCCTGAAGATTTAAAGCCAAACGAGAGAACACAACGCACAGGTTTTCTTGGTAGAGAAACCTACGTTCCTGATAGGGAAACACTGAACATCACAGGAATACTTGAGGGAATAAAAGACGTAGACCCTAAAGCCTCTTATCACCATAACATGAGGGCGGTTCAAAATCACATAGTTGAGCAGTCTAAGAAACTGCGACAGTTTATTGTGTCGGCAGGAAACCCTAGAACAAACAAAAATGACTTGGCGTTAGAAATGTCTCAAATGATAGAAGATTACACAAAGTCTTCAGGGTACAGAGGAATTACGCCAGAGGCTCAGACTATCGTTTCTAACTTAGCTGAAGACGCTATGAAGCTGATTTCTGAAGCCGGTACTAAAAACACTGTTTCTGCTATGGACTTGCTTAAAATAAGACAGGAGTTTGATGACTTACTAAACGAGGCTTATACAGGAGTTTTAGACCCCACATCATCAACGGCAAGGTCTAAAGCGGCTCGTGTTGTGCGTACAATTTTAAACGATAAGCTAAAGGAGTTAACGCCCGGAGACGATGCCCGTCAGTTGTTAGACCGGCAGTACCACGCCTTTCTTGCTCGTGATCGTATGAACAACAAAAGAAACAAAGAGGCTAACACTACACTTGGTATCGTAGCACGAAGATTAAAAGATGCGGCACTTCTTCCGTCAACTCTTGGGTCTTTGTATTTCACAGGAAGAACTCTTGTTGAGGGGGCGGGAGGACTAGCTTCTGTAGCTGTTGCTGGTGCTGGTGGACTTGGTGTCTACGGGGCCTTAAGGCTAATGTCAAAACAAAACAGGCTAGATTTATACGCTCAAACACTCTCCGGTTTAAACAAGCTTATTAGAAACACCAAAGAGTCTGACAAACTGTTTGAACTAAAGGCTCACCGACTCGTTCTATTAGATTTACTCAGAGGGGAGCAGGAGTCTACTGAAGATGAGTAAAGAAAATCTATACGACTTACGTAGGCAGTACAGGCAGAGAGCTAGGCAAACTGAGCGTAGGTACAGTCAAGAGGCTGTGTCTAAAGCACGGGAGCTTGCGACAAATACTGCTTTAGCTGTTCCTAGAGCAACAGACTCAGAGTTTAAAGACGCTAGAGAACAAGTACAGCAAGGCAGGATGTACGCCGATAGAGTAGTTCCTAATTTACAGCGGGGGCAATACGGCGAAGCCGCCAAAGACCTATTAACGAGCACCGCTTTAAATACTGCTGGTAATATAAACACAGCAATCTCGCCTGTTACGGGCTTGTTTAATACTTTGATTCCGAACTTAGGCGTGACAGAACGGCTAATGAACACAGGCGTTGGTCAGCAAGCACTACAGCTAGCACAACAGAACCCAAGAGCCGCCGCTGTTGCGGGATCGTTGATGGACATGGGTTTGACAAGAACCGGAGGAGGAGCGTTAAGCCAATCTCTTGGTGCTGTGGCTGACAACACCCCTACTAAAATACCGGGATTTTATGACTCTCCAAACCCCCTCAGTAAATTGAGGGCTACGGCGTCTGCGGCTGTTCCTAACGTCCCTCAAGCAATAAAACAAGGGTTTACTCCATCAGGACAAGAACAGCGCAGAGTTGTCGGAACAGGACCAGCCAGAAGACTTGAGTACTCCCAAACAGGAGGGTCACGGGAAACAGCAGGCGAGCAAAGGGGCAACGCAATGGCTAGTGCGTTTATAGAGACGCAACGCCGGGGAGAAACATCTGCCCCTCTTGATACTGTCGTAGGTAACACTGTAGAGGTACAGCGATACGCTCAAGATTGGACTGATGTAAATAATATGGAACGTGTTAAGGAAGGTCTTACGTCTTATACCGACGATGTGCCAAAAAACGTTGTAGACACTTTTACTAATCACCTCGTAAAAGTTCATGGTGCTTCCAGTGATCCGGGGAAAACATCATTAGTTATACGCAGGCCAGAAACAGGGGAAGCTCTACAAGGAGAAGCAACAGGCGTAGCTAAAGCAACATCACCCGCCACTATTTCTTCTTTGGCTAGTTCTAGGATAATAGGATCTGCAAAAGAGGCCTTACCTAACGCAGATCCTCTTGAGTTTTATACGCAGTTTGTTTCTGTGGCTAAACATGCCCACTCAGATAAACTACGTCTTGCTATCAGAAACGGAGAGCTACCTGATGAACCTAGGTCTGTGTTGCTTAACAGATACTGGCGTTTAAAGATACGGGAGAAAAAGGGGCAAAAAATAAACGAGAAACAACAACAGGTGTTGGATTACTTTAATGCCGCACCGAAAGCAACGTTGAACGACAAAGGAAATGGAGTGTACGCCTTTCAAGAGGCATACGCATCTTCAGCGCAAGACTTAGGTTCAGTTAACATTGTCGGAGCTATTGACACTAAAAACGACACGATATATACGATGATTTCTGATGGTCACGATATGTTTGGTATGAACCCGCCCGGAGGAAACGCACTGTTAAACGCTACCCCTATTTACTCTTTTAAGTCTGGAACCAAATCACCAGAGACAAAGGGAGTACCAAGGCCTGAAGAAAGCGTTGCTCGTATAGAAGAGATAACAGGTATGCCAAAGCAAAAAGGCGAAAGCAACGTACAGTACCAAGCAAGAGTTATGCGTGACTACAGGGGCGAGGCAAACCTACAAGATTATATCAACGTAGGTAAAAACGTAGGTAAGGCTGGAATGTTAACAGGAGGAATGTTAGGTGAAGATGAAGAACAACAACGATAACCACAGTGTGTCTTACACACCCCACGACTACCACACTATGTGTCAGAAGTCAAAGGAGCGTGTCAAGAAGATGCAAGCGCAGGGAATACCTACGCCCCATGACCCGAAAGACAAGCCAGAGGACGTAGGTAAGTCAGAGGGCTACTCTGTTTTCTTTATTTCTTGAGGGATCTCTATTTCAGGCTGGGATGTAATTATAACAGTACACCCTGAAAACAAAATCCAAAGAGCTAGTAGTATTTTATAGTTCACAGTTATTCCCCGTGCAGGCCAGTTGTTGTGACCCCTCAGTCATATCGCTGGCCTCTTCTATATCCCACGATATTTCCTTTGGAAAGTCCTTAGCAAGCTGGTTGTACGTTTTCTTGTCCACAGGTTCATAAGGAGCCTGAGCATAGCTGTGGTCTGAGTAGGGCAGGAAGGAAATTCCAGATACCTTGTCAAACTTGTTGTACAGCCACTGGCCCACCTCTAGAAACTCCTCATCACGGTAGTAGCAAGTCATAGACGGCTTGTGTTCACACCAGTAGTCCTGATATATCTCCCACAGATCTAACTGCTCCATAGCACCCATGTCTGAGGCTGTCACAGCGCCTTCAGGAGACGCGATAGGAAAGGAGAATACCCGTGTACTAGGGGACATTAGATCGTCCTCCACAGGGACTCCTGCGGCCTCTAAGACCCCACAAAGTGGGTCACGAGAGTCAGCACGGACTCGTCTAATGTATTGATTGCTGTAGCGAGGGTGAATCCCACTAGCAGAATCGACCAACTGACTAACAGTACCAGAAGGCTTAACCGCAGTAATTGCGACAGACGGCTTAATGCCCAATCTCTTAGCCCATTGCTCGTTAGTAACGATAGCTTCATTACGCATCTCCGTAAGCCACTTCTTCAGCTTTGCCTTGTCTTCCCGTCCTGATAGTAACGGATGATCCATAATACCCGTCAGAGATACGCCTAGTAGCGCCTCTTCTTCCGTGTTTACTCTCCAAATATTTCTGAGGTATCGGAAGTCTGTGAGGGTAGCCTGAAGAGTCCCAAGGATAGTCGCAATCCGAACTTTTCGTTTGAGGCTTGAGAGTGTATCTTGTGGCCTAACAACAACTTCTGAAAGATTGCAGAACTGGTAGGGTCTGAGGATGATTTCACTACATGGATTAGTTCCGAAATCAAAGGTAGCATCTCTTCGTTCATTTCTTGAAGCTTGCTTTTGACTTGCCACTCTGCTAAAGACACCTCGTTCACCAGATCGTGATTCATATAAGCTTGTCCATTCGTTTAAAAAGGCTTCAAAGTCGGGCTTCTCTGTGTAACACGCAGAGTTATTCGCCAGACCACGCTGGGGATTTTCGTCCCACCACTGCCCGTGCTTACAACGGCGTAGCCTGTCATCTGTCAGGTTTGAGAGGCTGATGAGGGCGCTTCGTCTGACTCCTCCGACAACGACGATTTGAGCAATCTTACAGCAAAGATCGTGACACTCAATGGAGCTAAGTTTTCGTCCAGAAGCTTCCCGAAACAAGTCCACCGTGAATCGGAACAACTCGACGAGAGGTTCAGGGCCACTTGCACGACCTCCGAAAGTTTTAAGCGGGGAACCTGCAGATCGTACTCGACTAACGTCCCATCGGGGAACTTGACCTGAATACAGCAGTGATACCAACTCCCTAAACGATTTCGCCCATCCGATTTTCGAATCTGCAACATTGATAACTGTATCTGTTCCATGGAACTCCTCCGCAACCTCCGGTAGTTTTTGTACGTACTGACGCTCAACGCTGAAGCCTACGCCTGTGCCACACATGAGCACGTACATCATTTCATCAAATGCTTTGGGGTGGTCTATAGGCAGATAGCTACAGTTAAACCCCGCTACGTTGTCACGCTCTAGCGCCTCTCCTGCGGTCATCAGTGCTCGCATGGATGGCATTACGTCTAGATTGTGTACAGACTCATAAACCTCCTTACGTGCAGTCTCTGGCAGATCATCGCCCCAAAAGTTGATGTAGCGGTTGACTGTCTCTTCCCAAGTCTCCCTGCGCTTCTCTTTTGGAAGGTAACGGGCGTACCGTGACTTGTGTATGTACTGTTGGTATGCGTCCATCTATTCAGTTACTCCTAGTGTCTCATTAATAATTGCTTGTCCTGCCATCTGCAAGAGCATGTACACCCCATCAGGGTACTGTTCGTTGGAAGCTACTTCAAACATTTCACCGTCTTCGTACATCACAACAGCCACCTTTACCTTTCGTCCCTCTTCCTCGTGTTCCATAGCCTTAACTACAAACGCTGATAGAAACTCTGATGTGGTGATCTCTTTTTTATCTTCATTTGTCTTACCAAACTTTCCCTCTACTACTTTCATAAGGCAACCTCCTTTATGAGCCAATCCAGATAGACACGGGCCTTACGTAGATCCTCTACACCGTTCTTGTACTCGTAACGCCAGAGGTACTTCAGACAGTTCCCCTTGAGATACCCCTTGTACTCCTGTGGGTGCATGGACGCCTTGATTGCTTCAATGGCCTCTATCGCTCCCTTGTTGTAGTGATCTGGTTGCGTCACTGGATTGTGCTTGTCCTCCGGGTGGTACAGTTTGCCCACTGCTGTCTTAGACACTTTGTTCCACTCTGCTGGTGTTGCTTCGTCTATTGACATTTTTTTGCACTCCTCAAACTTCTCTGCACATTCTTCTGGATGATGCCCCTTCTCTTCACAGATCTTTTTTCGTATCTCACAGTCTGTATACCAAGTCCACTCATTCCGCATCGACCTCTTCCTCTAGCTCCTCGTGAAAATTCTCTAGCTTCTTGAGTAGTTTATCTTCAAACCTATCTAGTATTTCTTCTGAAGAGATCTGTAGTGCTTCCAGAAGATCGTCAGGATCATAGAACCGCAACAGCTTCTCCTTAATTTCTTCTAGTGTCAGAGACATAATCAACCAACTCCTTAAGTGTATCTATATTATACCATAGTATTCCGTGTTTGTCACACCATTCAGCCATAGTATTTTTGGTACTTTTACTTACTTTCTGATTAGGCTTCATCAGTACAAAGATGAGTTCTTGCGTCTCTGGGAGACACTGAGAGATCGCTCTATACTTCTGCGTGTCTCCTGATCGAAAGTATCCTTTGCACTCAATGAGATACGTTCGTCCGTTGAGTTCATACACAAAGTCAGGGGTGTACTTTCGTTCGATCCTGTACGGGACTTGGAACGGTTCGTATGTAAAACCAAATGGTTGTAACTGCGTGGCAACATCTTTTTCAAACCCCGACCTAAAGTTTCCTAGTTTAGACTTCCGCGACTTTCGGCTCATTGACCACCTCTGTTAAGTATCTGGGTCCACTTGAGTACAGGAATGTTCTTACTCCGGGCCAACAGGTAAACTTGTAGGGACAATAAGAACAACCGACTGCGAGCTTTTTGTTTCCACTTTTGCCATCTGGTACGACCTCGTGGCAGTGCTCTGGTGCTTCCGGTTGCTCTACTAGCTTTTTTATGCGTTCAATGTGCTCCTCTATGTCGTATCCAATCTTTTCGTACACGGGAGCCTGTGTGTCCTCAGAGTCGTACATCAGGTACGTTAGATGGCCGTTCTGTTTGTCCATAGCTAACCAGCCGAACTTGGTTTCCCCTTCAGAGTGTGCATACCCTTTAATTTGAGCAACGTATCCAAACGGGTCATCATAAGCCAAACTTCCATCCTTGAATTTCTTAAACCCAAACGATGACACACTCTTAACATCAGTGACAACACCGTCAATTTTGCAGTCCATAGACCCCGTAATACCGCCAACTTCACATTTCTTTTGCTCATCAGTCACCTCGTGTCCTGCTAGTTTAGTAAGAAACAAAAGCATCTCTTCGATCAGGTGTCCGTACATAAACTTGACGTAAGTGTTAGGTGTCATCTCCTCCTGTACGTCTGCGTTGTTAACCACGTTCCAGAGGTAACGATCATCTCGCCCGATGTTTGACATTCGTAGCTTTCGCCCGTCACGCTTCTCTGTGAACAGGTTTGACATGAGCTTCTTACAGTTCTCACCAAAGCGGTCAATCTCTTCGTACAGATCAACGTCCTCCGGTACTTCTTTGGTAGCAACAACAGCGTATATATCGTCTACCAGTGAGTAAAGTTTATTCATTTATGTTGCTCCATTAGGTCAGCTATGGCTGACTGTGCTTGGTCCGGTGTGCAATTGAACCACTCACCTCTGCGGTCATGGGTTTTCTCTAGCAGACTGTGCGCCTCTGACTCCGCAGACCGCCTGTCAGCCACAGACCAGCAAGTGAACAGCGCATAGTCTCTGAACGGTGAAGACGTTTGGTATCCGTTGAGCCTGTCCTCTGAGTCCACCGCCATGCCTACCTTGACCCACTCAGGGAAGTTAGGGTTAGTAATGATGTACACCTGTCCCTCACGACTAAGTTCGTACTTCGCAAGGCTATCAAAGGCGGCGTCAGTAAACGTCTTGTAGCGTCCGGGTTTGTGCAGAGGATGGGATTGAACAATATACTTACCGTTTACCCACATTCTGTTGTTGTTTCTGTACCGCTTTCTTGCTGGGCTGTCCTTATAATATTTCCCATTTACTTTTTCGTAAACCACGTTTATCTCCTTAGTGTGTATCTGCCCACGTTGATCCGACTTGGTACTCTCCGTCGAGGGGGCATCTGAGTTCAAAAGAAATGCCAGCCGCCTTGATGCACTCGACTGCGAGCCAGCCAAATTTCTCTGCTTGTTCTGTAGCCACCTCCGATTGTATCTCGTCATGGATGTTCCCTATAAACTTGTAGTCAATGTTGTGTTGCGTTGCGTAGTCATCCAACAGAACCAGCGCACGTTTCATAATGATTGCACCGGCAGACTGCAAGAGTGTGTTCAATGCACTATGTTCTGATCTGACCCAGAGCTTTCGTCCGTCCAATCCGATGAGGTGTCCTTTCCTAGAAGCAGATCCAACTCGTTCTCGTAGAGCTTCAAGAGAAGGTGTATTTCGTAGAAAGCGTGTCCTAAGCGCATTGCCATCTTTTGCCGTTCCTCCGACGATACTTCCGATTTTAGCGTCTCCTGCTCCGTAGAGGAAAGCATAGATGAAAGTCTTAGCTTGAGGTCTTGTTGCAAGCCCTGAAGCAATTTGATTTCTGGTGTGAATGTCGTCTCTAAGCAAGACATTTGTAAACTCCTCATCGCCCATATAGTGAGCAAGCATCCTTAGTTCTAGTCCACTGGCGTCAACACCGACCAGCCTACGTCCCTCTGGGACCACCCAGCAATCACGACACTCCTTGCCAAACTGAGAGTTAACTGACGGAACCTGTGCCATGTTAGGGCTCTGGTGCGTCATGCGTCCTGTAATTGCACCGTTGGTTGTTACCCTCCCGTGTACCCTGCCGTCCTCCTGTACGTGCTCTATCCATGAAGATACTTGGGCGTATCTCTTTTGCAGTAAAAGGTACTCAAGAACCAAAACAGCTTCCGGTATATGTTTGTTTTCTTCAAGTGTCTTTTCATCCACCTGTGGCCTGCCAGATGGGGTGAGTTCCGACCATACAGCACCCTTAGCTTCAAGTCTTTCTGCCACCTGTTGCCTTGAACCGGGGTTGAACACCGTGACCTTATCCTTAAGGCGCTTGCCCGTCTTCTCTGACCACCTCTCCTCGACAATTGGCGGGAACACTTCCTGCAACTCTTCTTCAATAGCATACATACGCTCCTTGAATTTAGCGCACAGTGTGTGACACAGCCGTTGATCCAGTAGCCACCCGTTTTCCACCTGTCCCTGTACGATCCACTGTACCTGATGCTCTAGATCCTGTGACTCTCTAGAGAACCCGTCTAGCTCCACCCGTAGCCTGTTGTAAACAGCTTCAGTTAGCTCTGCGTCACGGATGCAGTAGTCAATCATGTCTGGGGTCAACCTAGACCAATCCTCGTAGTCTCCCTTGGGGAAGCCTAAGATGTTGCCCCAGTTCCGTAGTGAGTGACCACCAGACCGGCTAGGGTCAGCGAGTCTAGAGAGTACTAGTGTATCAGTGACCATAGTCCTGTCAAAAGTAAAGTCCCAAAGACGCTCAACCACAGGAACATCAAAGCCAATTCCGTTGTGCAAAACGAACATGACCGGGGCTTTACGCGATACATACTCTTTAAAGTCTTTTTCATTACATATTACCTCGCTCTCTCCGTTGTGGCGACAGACAGCACACCAGATAACTGTGGCGTCTAGTCCGTCAGTTTCAATGTCACAGTAGACAAGGTTCAAAACTCAGTCTCCGGTGGGTTAGGGTTGGCGCACTCGTGGATACGTCCGGTAAACTTGTCGTACCGTAGCCAACATGCGGGACCAGTTTCACCAGAGTAGCGATTCTTAAGTATTCTCACTGTCGTGGTGTTCCTTACGTCCTCGTCTTGGTGCTGTTGGTCACGCTCCATTCCTATGACAATGTCAGACAGCTGTGCAATACTCTGGCTACCCCTGAGATCCTGTAGACTGATCCTGCCACCGTCCTCGTGTGCTGTTCCGGAGCTACGCCGTAGGTGTGACACGAGAAACAATGTGATCCCTGTCTCAGCAACCAGTGTGCGTAGCTTGGTCATAATCTCGTCTATAGCTTTCCGTTCGTCCCCGTTCTCTTGAGAAGAAACCACGATTGACAAGTGGTCGAGGATGACATAGCGACAGTCGCAGGCCTTTGCCATGTGCCGTACTCTTGAAAGAAGCTCGTCGGCTGATGTTGACCCCCAATGATCGAACAGGTAATAACGTCCAGACCCCATCGTTGCTTCCCAATGAGGTCTAAGCTCATCAACAGGCGAGTCTTCCTCCAAGTGGAGCCGCCTAGATGACGCCACCGACATAATTCCCAAAGCTGTTGTTGCAACGTCCTCCTCCAGTGCAAGTACACCGATGTTGGCGTCTGTGCGTTGAAGCAGATCGTACTCAAGTTCTCTGATAAACTGGGATTTTCCCATACCACTACCGCTTGTGATAGTGACAAGTTCGTAAGGCCTGTGTCCTCTTGTGATTTCATTTAGTCCGTCCCACGGGTACGGTATGCTCTGCACTTGACGCTTGTTGACCAGCGCCTCCCATGTGTCAGCACCGGCGATAATACCGTCAGGCCTGTACACCTTTGCGTCCCACCAAGCCTGTGTAAACTCCTGCACCCTGTTAGCCATGAGCATCTCACTGGCGTCCTTTAGGGGTAGGCTACACATCTTCAGCTTGTTGGGGCTAAACAGATCCTTAATCTGCTCTACTGCTAACTCTCCTGCCTTGTCTTGGTCAAAGCAAAGCACCACGTTGTCGTAGCCCTCCAGCCACTCTAGGTTCTGCTTAATCTCTTTAGCCGCACCTCCAGCGCCTGCCCGTAGTGATACCACATCGTACTTCTGTCCGAACATCTCGTAGACAGACATGGCGTCCAGTTCGCCCTCAGTGATCGTGATAAACTTACCCCTACCACGGCACTGCTTCTGACCAAACAACCCTACGTTGGACATAGTACCCGACGATAGAAAGTCTTTGGTCTTGACTACGCGAGACTTAGCCGCTACTAGCTCGCCCGTGTCTACGTCATAGTACGGGTAGTAGTGCCTAGCGATCTTACCGTTGGCATCGTACTCTACTGTGACCTGATAGTGCTTTACAGTCTTAGCAGACAGACGCCTGTCGGTAATCTCAGCTACCACTCCACCCATGTTTAGGTTACTAGGTGTTGACACCTCTGTTTCCTCTCCGGTTTCACCGTTTACGTGATAGTCACAGTCGGCAGAAAAACAGTGGCGGCCACCGTTAGAGTACACCGCCACATTGTTCCTACTACCGCACTTGGGACATTCCTCGTGGTGTAGGAATTTAGAGTCCATCAGAAGTCTGCAACCTCCGGTGACCCTTCTGCTTCCTCTAGCACACGTACAGCCTCCAGATACACAGGAGTACCGTGGACAGGGTGTGCGGGGCCTGTCTTGTACTTCAGACGTACACGGGAGTTATACGGTACTTCCCCGTTATACGAGTTACCCTCTGCATCGTACATGCCGATGTTGTACTTGGACTTAAACTTGCGCTGTTTATTGCCCTCGTAGTCCTTGATCTTGACACCCTGTGCCGCCAAGGTAGCCGCATCGTCCTCTGACATGGTGATTGTCATACTGAACGTGCCAGTGTCCTGACCGTTGTACACATCAGTTTTGGTGACGTTTGAGAAGTTCACCACACCTTCGATAACTTGACTTGTCATATTGGAATAATCTCCGTTTGTTAAAATAAGTTCCCGCAGGAACACCTATAGTATCTCATGCCCAGAGTCTTTTGTCAACCGTTTACCCCTAGATTGGTACTTTTTGGCATCCTTCTTTCTGTCCTTGTGTGCGCCTCCTTTGTTGTGATCGTGTTTAGCCACAGGATTCCACCGCCTAACTTTAGTAGTCACGTAAGTCCTCCTGTAGTACTAATGTAGTATTACCCTTTAGTTTATTTCTTTAGTTAATCTTCTTTAGTAATACTTAAGTATATATTATCATAGTTTTCTTGTAATGTCAACACTTCATCCTGTGGAATATTACCGTCAATTTCTATTGACTCCATGTTCTCTAGTTCCCAATGAGTAGCAATAGATACTGTCAAACAATCTGTACACAAATCATAGTGTACACCCCTAGCGTCTTTCTTTAGTGCCTCTAGATCATCTAGTAGCACATCACATGCTTTACACCTCATCTGTCAATCCTCCCTCTTTTTTAAATGCGTTCGATACTGACAAAACCAAAGCCGCTAGAATCGTCATAGGCAACACTACAGGAAACACTAGGCATATTGCGATAACTATAACCCAATCTGAATGGCTGTCTTTCATCCGTTGTCCTCCGGTCCAAATACTTGTGCGTATGCTCTGCATAGCTCGTTGTAACTCTTGGCCCTGTAGCGGTCCCTGATGACCCCACGGGCCAGAGAAACCACCGTGGCAAAGTCTATAAAGTTAAATTCAAACTCTGTCAAGTCTTGTACCATCTGCTCCTGTGACAGATCAGGTTCGTTGTAATCATCCATATCATCTGTCTCCTGTTACAATCATAATTACCCAGAATACTGTTATCGCTGTTAAACACCAAAATAGGAACACTATACCGCCTCCCTGCCGTACCAGCGCATAGGGATACCACGGGCGTCCCAATCGTCTCCTTTGTAATTGTAGTACGTCTGATATGCTACCACAGTATCGGGTCGCTTGCACTCATCGTACATGCACTGCGGCGGGTCAACGAACGGCGTATAGTCTTGGCACAGCGCACGTGGCAACCATGAGAGCGTCTCTAGATGCTCGGTGATCGTCTTGTGAACCTTGCCGTATCGCTTGGTGTACTCCTCGCCCAGCGCCTTCAAGTGACGCGCTGTCCACTCGTACGCGGCGGCACTAGAGCGCACCCAGACCGCACTAGGGTGGTTCTTGTGGGTAGCCTTGTACGCTACCTGCCTCCCGTCTAACTCAATGTGCGCTGTTGACAGTAGCTGTGCTGTCTCTAGTATCATCTTAACTACGTGTCGATCACACTGTAGCCTTGCGGCTTCGTGCGGGTCACGGTCTAGGTAAAATATGTTCATAGTCAATCCCCGTGGTCAGTCGGTAGGTAATCTTCACCCGCTAAAACTTCATCCTGTATTATACCCTCAAAATATGCTACGTTCCAGCCCTCGCGTAAATCTCTGTCGCCTACTGTGATCTTGTCAATGGTCACTAGATCCTGATAGTCGTCTCTGTCTAGCGTCCAATGGATCACTACGTCAAGCGTAGCCCATTCACAGTCTACCTGTGTTTCCGTTTGGTGTTTCCCGTATCGTGTAGCCATTTATAATCCCTCTTCACTAAAGATTATCCATGCCGTAATTACTAGACAGCCCATAGCCCATAACCATACTATGTCAGTTTCCATTGTCAAGGCTCCTGTATTCACTCATGACACTTAGACGGACTATAACACAGTCCATATCTGAATGCAAGCGTATGTGCTCCACCATGCAATCCCTAGCGGCCCATTCGTCGGTAAACACTCCCTCCTCATACCATTTGCCATTGTTGTCGCTCCTGTAATACAGGGCGAACGCTGGGAATTCGGTTTTATCTTCCACTCTAGTACCCTCCTGTTAATCGTATACTGAGGTCTTGATCGTCTGCCTCAAAAGTAAGACCCATTTGTACTAGCCTGTATATTCCAGCATAAAAAGCGTCATCTGTCTTGTAACATATTACCATTAGTCAAATCTCCCTATCTTTGTCTCGCCTGTGTCATTATCACGAATCGCTGTGATGGCGTAAGGGTAACAGTACATGGTGAATCTGTCAAGGTATCCAATGGTGGCGTATGGTTGCAAGTCTGGATCGTCTGGTGACTTGTACGCGCCACAGTCCGCTACTGTACCACCAAACGGGTACTGAAAGCCACCGTACCCATAGATCTCGTCCATCGCCTGAGTCACTTGATCTAGACTCTCGCCTTCCTGTGTGGCGTGAATAAAAAACTCCGGTATCAGTCCTAAGTATTCCCGTGTTATCTCTGGGTATACATTAGATGGGTCCCATTGTACGCTGTAATCTTTCATGCTTAATACGCTCCTTTTCCGTTGAATGTCCCTAGATTAGCGGCGGGGAAGTACTCTAGCTGTGTCTCACCACGGCGTTCTAGCTCTTGATTTACCATCCTAAAGTGTGCTTCGTTTCTGTCGGTCTTATGGTGACCGATGCATCCACAACCTGTGGCGGCGGCATTATAGCCACACTCTAGCAGAATGTCTAGTGGCATCTTGTGCAATAGGTGGCTTTTACCGGCAAACCAAAACTCCCGTTTAAATAGATACTCTTTATCGCTCATAATCTCACCCTCTCTTTTTCTGTGATTCGAAATAATCGTCTAACGCCTGTTGCCATACGTCATCACCAAACATTTTAGCGTATGCCATGTAATGAGCGTGTGATGTGCTCACAATAGGCGAGTCGTTCTCTAGTTTGTGAATGTACGCTTTTACCGCATCCTGTAATGTCATTGTATTATGCTCCTGTGGTTGCTATTACGTCTCTCTGCTTCTTTTCCATTGATCGCCCGTGGCCTATGTAGCAGACAACCGAAACGCTCTTATCCCAGCAGGCGCGACACTTGTCACATTTGCCCGCCCGTGTGTAAGCTTCGCACACTACAGCACCCTGTGGCACTGTGTCAAGCGTTGCGATGGTGCTAGTAGTGCTACCCTGTATCGTTTCGCCTGTGATACTGTCGCTAGACAAGCGCACCACTACGTTTGGCAAGGCCTGTAGACGCGACAGCACTAGCCCAAATTTAGCAAACTTATGCATCCGTGTGGGTATCCAGTGTTTGACCCACGGTGTACGCTCGCAAACGTCTAGGATTTTGTGCGCTAGTCGAATGTCATACATATCGCCAGAGTCAAACCACCTGAAATAGCGATCATTGTCAAGCTCTGCCACCATGTCATCTACCCAGCTATCCCGCTTCCAATCCTCGCGGTTATGCTCGCGTGGTGCTTTGACATTCTTGAAACGGTAGTTACCCGTAGTGGCATAGCACCCTGAACAAGCGGGCACTAGGTTACCTGTGGCGTCTCTGGACGCTGGACAAGTGTCTAACGCTTGCAGTGACCATGATCTACACGGCATCTTCGATGCCTTCGATAGCTTTAGCATGATTCGGAACCCCCAGACGCTATGATACCCTCACACAACCAGATAAGATCTTCGTAGTACTCACGCTCTGTTTTATCGGTTCCGTCTGGGTGTCTCGTGTTAGCCTGTTGCCATGCCTCACGCGCACAAGATTCATGCTCGTGGCACAGCCGGTTCCACGTTTCAATATACGTCTTTTGCATGGTGTTACCCTCGTTTGCTTGCGTTTAATCATGGGCACCGTATCAGATGCCCATTGTTAAACACAAGGTTTATTTGTCGGTAATTTTACCAAATCCTACCTTGCGCTGTGGCTTGCGTAGGCTCACGTAGAGCGACCAGTACCCAGCGTCAAGCTTGTGGAAGCATGAGCCGCTAGCGTATCCGACAGGCTTACGCTTGGTAACCCGCTTGCGAATGATGACAGAACGTCCGAATACTTTTGTACGTGTAACGTTTTCCATAGGTATAACCCTCGTTTGGTTTAGGTTCCAAATTAAGCCGGTTGGCTTACCAGTGAACCCAGAGCGTACCCTAGGCTCACCAGTAATACAACCCCCTTATGTTACCCTAGAATGTCGCTGGTATCGTACCCGTTAGCCTCTAGCCATTCTCGCGCTTCGTCTAGCATACCATACGCCATGTCATAATCGTATACTCGCTTCTGGCTGTCGTGGTACACACAGATGCTGTCATCTTCCCCTAGTGTGGTGTGCTCAAAGTAAACCCTGTCATCACCTACATAGACCCCATAACCCTTGTACGTTGCTACTGTTTGCATGTCTCATGTACTCCTTTGTTTAACTTGTGACCATAGTACCAGCACCAGAGATAAACGCAAGTATTCTTATGTGTGAATATTACCACAGTTAAACTCTTGCAAATCCCTGGCACTTGTGTTACTCGCGTGTGCGCGTGTGTATAAAAGGTCACTTGAATTTAACGCTTGACATTGCATTGTGTATATGCTTGCGGTTGGCTAGAGGGTCCAACATAGGCTCACACACTTGTCAACACATATTTACCTGTGAATATTCCCATCGTGTTACACTTGACAACCCGTGTTGTCTGTGGTAGGCCTTCGGGCCTCGTGACTACCACAGTCTGCCCCGTGTGTCAACCTTTGGAGCCTGTGAATAATACCAGTGTTTATCCTTGCAACCGTGTTGGCCTTGTGTTATCATGGGGTGGGCCTTTGTTTGACACGGGGGGCGGGGGTTGACTTGTGTTAATTATAGTTGTACCCTCTTGTCCACTTAAAAGAGTGAATTTAGCTAAAAAACAGGTAAAAAGTAGGTATTTTAACTCGTGTACAACCTGTTGATTTACCTCGTGATTACACCTGAGGGCGGCTACAAGGGTAAATGTAGTGTCCCTATGTGTTACTTGTGACTTATTTACTACAAATAAAGCTTGACTTTTGAGTAAAAGTATGGTATAATAATGAGTAGATACTAGGTTGTATTTAGTAGCACAGGTGTAGGGCTTAGTTTACAACTAAACCGTTCGTATAGATCCCCTCATCTGTTACACCTAGGAATGGGGACTCATGCGAACTAGCGTTAAACACAAGGATACAGGAGAATGTCTGAGTCAAGAGACAGCGACACCCTAGAACCTCAAGAAAACACCCTAGAAGCCCAAGCAGAGGCTAGAAAAGAGATAAATCTACGTAAGCGATCTAGAGGTAGACCAAAAAAGAAAGAAATATTAGCTAAATCTAAGGGCGGCAGGGGAGTCCGTGGGCGTCCAAAAGGTGATGCTTCTATAATTAATGAGTACAAGGCTCGTATGCTAGCGAGTCCTAAGTCAACTAAGGTACTAGAGACGATATTTGAGGCCGCACTGGACAACGACCACAAGAATCAAGCGGCGGCTTGGAAACTAGTAATGGACAGGATACTCCCTGTTGGTGCATTTGAGAAGGAGGTTACCAAAGATGGAGGCAGAAGTGCAATCCAGATTAATATCACTGGGGTTGGAAGTGCAACAGTTGATGATGGCTATCCAGAGAGTAGCACAATCGAAGGTGAACTCGTTGATTGACGAAGCAGAAGAGCAATCTAACCTATTCTTTGAGTACTTACGGACAAAGACCTCTTGAGATACTTCACAGTAGACGAGTTCGACTGTCAACACACAGGTGAGAACCACATGGAGCCTGAGTTCATGGAAATGGTAGATGAACTTAGGGACAGATGTGGTTTTCCGTTTGTTATCACTAGTGGCTACAGGTCACCCCAGCACCCGATAGAAGCAAAAAAGGATGTACCGGGAACTCACGCGCAAGGCATAGCGGCAGACATTAAAATAACTAACTCTGCCCACCGATACACAATAATAAGAGAAGCTTTGGATATGGGTTTTGCTGGGATTGGTGTTGCTAGTGACTTTATTCATGTAGATACGAGGGGGTCTGCTCCAGTTATCTGGACGTACTGAATATGATTACTTTTCTAGGGGCTGATTGGTGTCCTGCTTGTGTAAGAACCAAGAAAACCCTCAAAGAACTCAACATGGCGTACAAGTACGTTGAGATACCTCCCGGTCAAGCTGGTTGGGACTTAGTAGAAACCATGACAGGAAAGCGGTCTATACCACAAATATTCTACCACTTTGGTGGATCTAAAGACTTTAACGAAGCAATCAACTCAATTAAAGACTCAGGAGAAATAACTAAATGAAATATCTATTAGCGTCTCTTTTTTTGTTTTCATCAGCAGTCCTAGGTCAAACTGTTATCAACTACGACGATGGTTCTACGTACACTCTGGAAGAAAGAGAAAACATTTTTGTATCAAGACAACCAGTGTTTTCTAAAAGAACGTACAACACAGGGGCCGTGTTCTTTACTCCCTTAGAAGCTAACACTGACAGAGATTATGTTCCTTCTCCTACTGATGGTGTGGAAATAGGATCTCACGAGTGGTGCTTGGCTTATGTACCGTGGAGCGAAGGTTACTCGTTTAACATGCAGGCGTGGCAAAGATTCTGCGATACTAACGATGACGGAGTATACGACGAAGGTGATTCAGGCTGGACTGATTAAGGTTTAGCGTTTGACCGACTTAAACGTACAGCTACTACCGTGGCAACAAGAAGTCTACTCTGATACCACTAGGTTCAAAGTAGTAGCCGCTGGGCGAAGGACAGGGAAGTCTCGCCTAGCCGCTTGGATGTTAATTATTAACGCCCTACAGACCGATAAAGGTCAAGTTTTTTACGTTGCGCCCACCCAAGGGCAAGCCCGTGATATCATGTGGCAAACCCTTATGGAGCTAGGACACCCTGTGATTGCGGGTTCACACATTAATAACTTGCAGATCAAGCTGGTCAACGGGGCCACGATTAGTCTCAAGGGAGCCGACAGGCCTGAGACAATGCGTGGTGTGTCCTTGAAGTTTCTCGTGATGGACGAGTACGCAGACATGAAGCCTGACGTATGGGAGCAAATCCTCCGTCCAGCACTAGCTGACCAAAAGGGATCAGCGATGTTCATAGGTACGCCTATGGGAAGGAACCACTTCTACGAACTGTACAAACTTGCGGAGCTAGGGGACGATGAAACTTACAAGGGGTGGCACTTTACCAGTTATGACAACCCCATCCTCGACCCTGAAGAAATTGATACGGCAAAGAAGTCAATGTCGAGTTACGCCTTCCGACAAGAGTTTATGGCCTCGTTTGAAGCAAGAGGCTCTGAAATGTTCAAAGAAGATTGGGTACACTACGGAGAAGAGCCAGAGATTGGAGACTACTACATAGCTGTTGACTTGGCTGGTTTTGAAGAAGTAAACAAGAAACGGACGAAGAACACAAAACTAGATGAAACTGCAATCGCTGTTGTTAAAGTTAGTCCTGATGGTTGGTACGTTGATAACATTATACATGGGCGGTGGAGCCTTGACGAGACTGCCGCCAAGATATTTCAGGCCGTTAGAGACTACAGACCCATTAGCGTTGGTATTGAAAGAGGAATAGCAAAGCAAGCGGTCATGAGTCCCCTCACGGACTTACAGAAGCGGTACGGAACGTTCTTTCGCGTCGAAGAGTTAACCCACGGTAACAAGAAAAAGACTGACAGGGTTATGTGGGCGCTACAGGGACGCTTTGAAAACGGTTACGTAGCTATTAACAAGGGTGAGTGGAACAACAGATTCTTAGACCAACTGTTTCAGTTTCCAGACCCACTGACCCACGATGACTTAGTTGACGCCTTGGCGTACATAGACCAGTTAGCTAAAGTAGCGTACAGTTACGACTACGAAATCGACGATCACGAAATACTAGATGTAGTAGCAGGGTACTAACATGAGTTTGTTTTGGAAAGAGTTTACAAAAGGGTTTTCTAATAATAAAGTTTTCAGACCTTTTAATACCTACGGAATATACGCAATCAGTGCTGTAGTGTTTTTTACACTAGGGTACTGTGTTGCTGTGATTTAAGGAACCTAAGATGGCAGAAGAAATCTATAGCCAAGACCCTCTGATGATTGAGGAGTCTTTGGAAGAGTGGGTGATGACTAAGTGTGAAAACTGGAGAGATCACTATGAATCCAACTACGAAGAAAAATTTGAAGAATACTATAGGCTATGGCGAGGTCAATGGGACCCTGCTGACTCCGAAAGAGCGTCAGAGCGTTCTCGCATTATCTCTCCTGCGCTTCAGCAGGCTGTAGAGTCTAACGTAGCAGAACTAGAAGAGGCCACGTTTGGTAGAGGTAAGTGGTTCGACATTACTGACGATGTTAACGATCAAGACAATCAGGACATAGCGTACCTCCGCAAGAAACTGTCTGAAGACTTTGAGGCCTGCAAAATTCGTAAGGCTGTTGCTGAGTGCTTGATTAACTCTGCCGTCTTTGGTACAGGAATCGGTGAGATTACTCTAGAAGAAATTAAAGAGATGGCCCCGGCTACACAGCCCATCATGGACGGACAGTTGACCGCCGTGGGTGTTAACATTACAGACAGGGTTGTAGTCAAGCTAAAGCCTGTGTTGCCTCAGAACTTCCTGATAGACCCTGTAGCTACATCAGTAGATGACGCTATGGGTGTGGCTATTGATGAGTTTGTGTCTAAGCACAGCGTAGAGATACTACAGGAGCAGGGTGTATACAACGATGCTCTCATTGAGTCTGCCGCACCTGACGCAGACCTAGAGCCTGACCAAGACCTCACGATCTACAACGACGATAAGGTACGCCTGACTAAGTACTACGGTCTAGTGCCTCGTGAGTTACTTGAGAACGAAGGCGTAGACGTAGAAGAAGAATCTAAGTACGTAGAGGCTATCGTAGTTGTTGCCAACGGTGGTACGCTTTTAAAGGCCGAAGCTAACCCGTACATGATGAATGATCGTCCTGTTGTTGCGTTCCCTTGGGATGTAGTACCCGGACGCTTCTGGGGCCGTGGTGTTTGTGAGAAGGGCTACAACAGCCAGAAGGCGCTTGATACAGAGCTACGAGCACGTATTGATGCACTGAGCCTCACGATTCACCCAATGCTCGCTATCGACGCTACACGGCTTCCTCGTGGGGCTAAACCAGAAGTACGCCCCGGAAAGATGATCCTAACTAACGGAGATCCTCGTGAAGTGCTTCAACCGTTTAACTTTGGACAAGTTGGTCAAATTACTTTTGCACAAGCCGCATCGCTTCAGCAAATGGTACAGCAAGCTACAGGAGCCGTTGACTCTGCCGGTATTGCTGGACAGGTTAACGGAGAAGCCACAGCCGCAGGCATAAGTATGTCTCTTGGCGCTATTATCAAACGTCATAAGCGCACTCTGATTAACTTCCAACAGTCGTTCCTACTCCCGTTTGTAACCAAAGCGGCACACAGGTACATGCAGTTTGATCCTGAGTCTTACCCCGTAGCTGACTATAAGTTCAATGCTACGAGTACTCTAGGTATCGTTGCTCGTGAGTACGAGGTTACTCAGTTGGTGCAACTCTTACAGACTATGAAGCAAGATAGCCCACTGTACCCTGTGCTTATCCAGAGCATTATCGACAACATGAACCTCAGTAACCGTGAGGAACTCATTGCGACTATGCAACAAGCGGGACAGCCCAATCCTGAAGCACAGCAGATGGCTCAGATGGCTCAACAGACTCAGATGGAGTTTCAGCAGAGTCAAACTGCCGCCCTTGCCGCACAAGCCGCTGAATCGCAAGCCAGAGCGTCTAAGTACGAAATGGAAACACAGTTGCTACCAGAAGAGTTACAAATTGAAAAGCTGGAAGCAATTACAAGGAATCTCAAGGAAGGGGATCAAGAAGACAAGGAGTTTCAGCGCCGCTTAAAAGTGGCAGACGCCCTACTAAAAGAAAGGCAAATAGAAGGAAAACGTCCTAATGCTAATGACACAAACCGAAATGACCAAGTTTCTAGACCAGATCAACCAAGCGTTCAGCGACCAGTTCAACCGATTAGACCAACTGGAGGCCAAAGTCAAGGACCTAGAGGACCAAGTGTTGGCCCAGCGCCAGAAGGAGGAACAACCTAATGCCAAAGGAAAAGGACCCAAGGCTAGCACGGGCAGGGGTAAGCGGGTACAACAAGCCAAAGAGGACGCCTAATCACCCTACGAAGTCGCACGTAGTTGTGGCTAAGTGTGATGACGGTAAGGTTAAGACTATACGATTTGGACAACAAGGAGTTAGTGGTGCTGGAAAAAGTCCTAAGACTGCTAAAGAAAAAGCGAGGCGTAAGTCCTTTAAGGCTCGTCACGCTAAAAACATAGCCAAGGGCAAATGCTCTGCGGCTTATTGGGCAAACAAAGTTAAATGGTAAGGAGATAATTATGCCGATGGGACCCGGAACATACGGAAGTAAGGTAGGAAGACCCCCGAAAGCTAAAAAGAAAAAGAAAGTTGCAGTTAAGCCAAAGCGCAAAACAGGCGCTCGTAGGTCTATGTGATGCCTAGGGGATTATACAGCAATATTCACGCTAAACGCAAAAGGATTGCCGCAGGATCTGGTGAAAAGATGCGTAAACCCGGATCAAGGGGCGCTCCTACAGCAAAAGCCTTCAAAAAGGCCGCTAAAACAGCCAAAAAGAAGCGGTAATAATACCCATAAATAATACTTGACTTTTAGTCAAAAATATGTTATAATAAGGATATAGAGACAACCTTATGGCCTCACTAGATCAAGAAACAGAACAGTATTACAATAAGTACTTTGACCTGTTTAACAACCCCGGTTGGAAGCAGTTAATCGAAGAACTACAACAGAACGCTCTTGTAATCAACAGTGTAGAAGCAACTAAAGATGAGAACGATTTGTATGTACGTAAAGGACAACTAAACGTACTAGCGTATGTTCTCAACTTTGAGACAACTACTAACAACAATTACGAAGAGCTAGTTAGTGATGATTAAAGTATTTGATTTTAAATGTACTAACGGACATATCTTTGAAGAATTTGTAGAAGAAGGTACTACAACCAGTAGGTGCGGTTGTGGAGCTAACGCTACAAAAATCGTTTCAGCAACTCAACACATACTCGACGGTGCATCTGGGGATTTCCCCGGCAGACACATGAAGTGGGTACGCGAACGTGAGAACGCTGGGCGATCTAATCGGGAACCCTAGTTCTAGGTCACTTCCTATTTTAATCCTCCATAACCTTAATAACAGGCGGGGTAAGTTTATATTATGTCACGAGCACAATTACTTGATGAGCGTCCAGAAGAAGAAGCAACGGAAGAAACTAAAGAACTAACCGCAGACACTGTAGAGACTCCTCAAGAAGAGGAACAACCTCAAGAAGCAGTAGCTGATCTTCCAGAAAAGTACCAAGGTAAATCTGTCGAAGACCTCGTACAGATGCACCAAGAGCTAGAGAAGTTCTCTGGCAAACAGAGTACGGAAGTTGGTGAGTTACGAAAGGTCGTTGATAACTACATTCAGACAGAACTCTCAAACCAACCAGCACCTCAACAACAGCAACAAGAAGACGATGACGTAGATTTCTTTGTAGATCCACAGAACGCTGTTAACAGAGCTATAGATAACCACCCTAAGATTAAAGAAGCGCAAGCTTACACACAACAAGCAAAACAACAGGCTACTCTTTCACAGTTGAAATCCAATCACCCTGAAATGGAGAGTATACTGAAAGATCCTAAGTTTGCTGAGTGGATCAAAGGGTCAAAAGTCCGAACACAGTTGTTTGTTCAGGCAGACCAAGGGTACGACTACGATGCCGCTGACGAACTGTTTAACCTCTGGAAAGAGAGAGCAACAGTTGTACGGCAGACTGCCAATGTTGAAAAACAGGCACGTAAGAACACTCTGAAGTCAGCCAGCACAGGCAACGCTCGCGGAACAGCAGAAGGGACACGCAAGAAAGTTTATCGTCGTGCTGACATTATTAAACTTATGCGAACAGACCCAGAGCGTTACCAAAGTCTTTCAGACGAATTACTGAAAGCATACGCAGAGGGTCGTGTACGCTAGCCTAACATTTAAGGAGAATTAAAATGGCTGGTGAAACCTCTGGTGCATATTTTACAGCTAATGCTGTAGTAGACAAAACTGCGGCGGGTACTTTTATCCCCGAAATTTGGTCCGATGAAATCATCGCCGCTTACCAAAAGAACCTGAAGATGGCTCCCCTTGTCAAGCGTCTGTCAATGACCGGCAAGAAGGGTGACGTTATTCACATTCCTAAGCCTATCCGTGGTTCAGCTAATGCTAAAGCAGAAGCTACCGCAGTAACTATTCAGGCTAACCTTGAGACAGAGTTGACTGTCACTGTAGACCGTCACTTTGAGTACTCGCGTCTGATTGAGGACATTGTAGAGGTACAGGCTCTGTCATCTCTGCGACAGTTCTACACTGAAGACGCTGGTTACCAACTGGCTCTGCAAGTTGACACTGACCTAATTAACGCCGCTACTGGCTTTGGTAACGGTACTCGTACCGCTTCTCCTGCCGCTACTGGTGCTAACTGGGTAAACAGCAACAGCTATTACTTCAACGCCGCCACAGGCCTTTCTACGTATGCTGTTGACACTGTAGCTACTGGTGACAACTTCACTGACCTTGGTTTCCGTGAGGCTATCAAGCTGATGGACGATGCTGACGTACCTATGGACGGACGAGTTCTCGTTATTCCTCCTGCGTCACGCAAGTCAATCATGGGCATTGAGCGTTACGTGTCTTCCGACTTTGTTGGAGGCCGTGGCGTTGAGTCAGGTCTGATTGGTAACCTGTACGGCGTAGACATTTACGTGTCTAGCAACTGTCCAGTTATCGAAACAGGCGGTGAAAACGGCGCTTCAGCCCTTGACACTCGTGGTTGCTTGTTCTTCCACAAGGATGCGTTGGTAATGGCAGAGCAACTCGCTGTACGTTCTCAGACTCAGTACAAGCAGGAATACCTGTCTACACTGTTTACGTCTGACACGCTGTACGGTGTTGAGACTTACCGTCCGGAAGCAGGATTCATCCTCGCTGTAGCTGACGAGTAAAACTCTATGGGGGTCGCAATGGCCCCCTTTTTATTTAAACGTCTTGAGTGCAGGGTGTTTAACTAAAAGAACAATAGGATGACCTTATGACTGATTACGTAAAATCTACAAATTTTACTGCTAAGGACACTTTGCCGCAGGGTGACGCTAATAAGGTTATTCGTGGCTCAGAGTTTGATACTGAATTTAACGCAATTCAAACTGCGGTAGCAACTAAGGCAGACCTCGCTAGTCCTACGTTTACTGGTACAGCTACTTTTGATGGCCTTACTGCTACAGGTACAGTTAATCTTTCTGGTCTTAGTATTACATTCTCTCAGCTTGACGCTGGAGCAGTTACTCTATCTTCTGAGACTTTTTCAGATGTAGATAATCAAATACCGACTAATGCGGCAGTTATTGATTACGTTGCTGGTGCTATTCCGGGCATTGCAGAAGTAAACGATCTTACTGCTGTTGTAACGTGGGCTGACGTACCTGACGCAAACATTACACAGTCTTCTGTTACTCAACATCAAGCGGCTTTATCAATTACTCAAAGTCAAATTACAGATTTATCTGCGGCTCCTACTGTAACCGCTACAGCATCAGGAGCCTTAGCAAACGGTGACACGGTTATCGTAAACAGTGACGGCACTGTAAGTGCTGTTTCGGGGATTTCTGGCTCACAGACGCTTGGTACACCAGCAGTATTTGAAAGCGGCGCTACTAAGTATACCGCAAGCGTTTATGATGCCAACGCCCAAAAGATAATTATAACGTATGAAGACGATGATAATTCTGATTATGGCACGGCTGTTGTCGGCACAGTTAGTGGCACATCTATCAGCTTTGGCACACCAGTAGTATTTGAAAATACGAATGTTCAACATTTAGCGATAGCTTATGATGCTAACGCTCAAAAGGTAGTGATAGCTTATCAAGACGTTGGTAATAATTATTATGGCACTGTTGTTGTTGGAACCGTTAGCGGTACATCAATTAGCTTTGGCACACCAGTAGTATTTGAAAGTGCATCATCTTCAGAAATATCAATTGCCTATGACTCTAACGCCCAGAAGGTAGTAATAGCTTTTCAGTTCGACCCTACTGGTAATGGTGGTGCTTTTGTTGGAACCGTTAGTGGAACATCTATTAGTTTCGGAACAACCACAATATTTAACAGCGGGAGTACTCGCGAAAAGAAGATCGCTTATGATGCCAACGCCCAGAAAGTAGTGATAGCTTATAGAGATGGTGCAAATTCTAGTTACGGAACCGCTATTGTTGGAACTGTTAGTGGTACGTCTATTAGTTTTGGTACTGAAGTGGTATTTGAAAGTGCGTATAGTAGTCATTTCTCAATTTCTTATGATTCCAACGCTCAGAAGGTAGTTATAGGTTATAAAGATAATGGTAATTCTGATGCTGGCACTGCTGTTGTTGGAACTGTTAGTGGTACGTCTATTAGTTTTGGTACACCAGTAGTATTTAACAGCACGTTTAGTGGAACCAAGGCATCCGCTTACGATGCTAACGCCCAGAAGGTAGTCATAGCTTATAGGGACGAGGGTAATTCTGATCATGGCTATGTTGTTGTTGGAACTGTCAGTGGCACATCTATTAGCTTTACCACGCCGGTTGTATTTGAAAGTGCGGGGACTGATTATATTTCAGCTACCTACGATGCTAACGCTCAGAAGGTAGTCATAGCTTATAAAGACGCTGGCAATTCTCATTACGGCACTGCTGTTGTGTTTCAAGCCGCTTTTTCAAACACAAACCTAACCTCTGAAAACTACATTGGAATTTCTGATGCGGCTTATTCTAATTCAGCGACAGCAACTATTCAGATCGTAGGGTCTGTTGATGACGCCCAGAGCAGTTTAACCGCAGGGCAAAAGTATTATGTACAGGCTGACGGCTCACTTGGCTTGACTGCCGCCGAGCCAGAAGTATTTGCAGGAACAGCCATATCAGCAACCAAGCTTATTATTAAGGGGTAAAACATGAAAACTATTGTAGAAACCGCAACAGGACTGTCGAAATATCTGCTTGAAGACGGTGTGACGATTGTCCTTAACGCTGACCACGTTGTTGTCGGTGATCCTGCTAAGTTCATTATTGGGGATTTAAATTCTGATAACGCAACAGTTTATGAAAATCTAGCTAATACTCGCTCTGATTGGATTGGCAACAAATACACGTTTGACGGCACTACATGGACGCAAAACCCAGATTGGGTTGATCCTAGCGCAGAGTAAGCAATGAATGGACCCCCTATCACTGGTAGCAATGGCGTCTACTACGTTCAAGGGCGTACAGGTTCTTGTATCCAAAGGCGCTGAAATTGAACATGTAGCTAAAAAGCTAGGGCATTGGTACGGTCTAGTTTCTGACATAAAAGAAGCTGAGAAAGAAGCAGAAAACCCACCGTTATTTAAAAAGGTGTTTGACGGTGGATCAGTAGAGGAACAAGCTCTTAACGCTGTTATAGCCAAGAAGAAGATAGAAGAACAAGAAAAACAAGTAAGAGAACTGATTACTTGGGCATACGGAGTTGAGACTTACAAAGAAATGGTGCAAATGCGTAAGGACATAAAAGCCAAACGTGAACGCATGATCTACAAACAAAGGCGCAGACAAAGAAGAATGTTAGACGTATCAGCAATTATCACGGGACTGCTGGTTTCTGGCGGGGTTGTCTGGACTACTGCAAGTATTATACAGGGGTTGAGTAATGGATGAGTCCACAAAACAAGTAGTTGACTTAATAAGTTTTGGTACAGTTTTAGGATCTATTAGTGCAATCCTACCACCACTGTCTGCCTTGTTTACTATCGTATGGGTAGGCATCAGAATATGGGAAACAGAGACGGTACAAAGTTTCCGTAAGAACGACGAAGACTAATATGTGGACTGCACTAATTGGTCCTATTGCTGGACTTGCTAAGAACTGGTTAAACAACCGTCACGAGCAGTCACAAGCAAAACACGTAGCAAAGATGGAAGTCATTAGAAACACCGCTACGTGGGAACAAGAGATGGCGGCGGCTAGTGCCACCTCGTGGAAAGACGAGTGGTTTACTGTGGTGCTGTCGATGCCCCTGTTAGCCGTATGTTACGGAGTCGCTATGGATGACTTGAGTATTATGCAACGGGTAGGTTTAGCTTTTTCGGAGCTAGACAAGCTACCTGACTACTACCAGTACTTGCTTTACGTAGCCGTGACTGCCAGCTTTGGCATACGTGGTGCTGACAAGCTGATGCAGATGAAGGGCGGTAAGTAACTATGGCGCAACGAGGTGGACTTAGTAATGCTTACTGGAATTTGGCAGAGTTTTTAGAAAACTTTATTGCTACCTTTGGTTTTGATCCGTTTATAGGAACGGGTATTAACCCAAGTGAGTTAGACATTCCTAATCTTTCTCTTGATGAAGTAGAAACTATTTGGGAAAGCATAGACCCCGGCCTTCTAGACTTTATGTCTCTGTTTTTAGAAGGCATTGAGGGTTTAGATGCTGACGATATAGACCGCATTAATCGTCAAGAGCAAGCTACTGAGTGGCTTGAGGCATATAATAAATATTTAAGCGATGAAATAACCCTAGAAGATTTACAAGCTGTCGATGTTAGTGACTTAGCAGACATGGACGGCTGGGACGATTATTACTCCGGTATTACAGGCGACACCACAGGCTCTGGTGGTGGAGGTGAAGAAGGTCTTGGTGAACTAGACGCAACCACATCAAACGCAGACATAAGACAAATACTGAAAGATAACGGATACTCTGACGAAGCTATAAAAGAAATTTTTGATTCCGCAGTAAACAACGACAGATTCCAAGGCAACAACGTACTATCTAACGCCCTGTGTCAAATTGGTTACAGCAACTGTAGTGATTGGAGTGTTCAGGCAGTTGAAAACACGGGTCCAGTAAAAGGGTCTGATTGCACAGACGAAAACCAACGCGCAGGGACAATTGACGAAGACGGTGATTGCCAATTTACTGTTGGTGGTGAGTGCCTGAAAGGGTCTGTTCCGGGGAAAACAAATGCTTCTGGAGAGTGTATAACAGACGATGGAGAAAACGAAGGCGGTGGAGGTAAAAAGTGTTTCATTCAACTTCCTTTTGGTGGCGGTACAATAGAGGGCGAAGAAGACGAATACGGAAACTGTATTCCTCTTGGCTCTGGTGGAGGCGGTGGGACAGACGATCTTTGTGCAAAGCCTGAGAACGCAAGTCTCCCAGAGTGTGTAGAAAAATCCTTTAAAGATTACGTTGAAGAAGTAGGCGAAGGTGTCGCTAATACAGCAAGAGGCCTCTATGACGAACTAGAAGGTAAGTTTACGGAGTGTGTAGGCAGTCCGATAGACTGTATCAAAAAAATAGGAAAAGCTATACTAGACGCTGGCATACCGCCAGAATGTCAAGATATGGGGGACGGAACAACTTGTGGAACCGCAGAAAGTCCCACGCCCTGTTGGAAAGACTGTGTAAGCTTTAATACCCGTGGCCTTCCTCTACCTAATATTCCTTTGCCTCCCGGTGTCGTTGACATAGGTACGTACAGAGACTTTGAGAACGCTATTAAAACCGTAGGCCATACTATCGGTGACATTATAGATGGTAACGAGTCCTGTGGCGCTGACGGAAAACAAGAGTGTACAGTAGGTCAGATTTTAGAAGACTTAGGCACTTGGGCAAAAGACAAGTGGGAAGAAGCTATTAGTGGTATTGAGGATGCTACCGCAGACGATGTACTAGATTGGCTCAAAGGCGTCTTAGGCTCTGTAACCGCTGGAATCATCTGGGCAGAGATAGAAGAAGAAGTAACTAACATACTTGCGTCTTACACCACATCAGACGACGAAAACTGTATAGAAAGAGAGTACTTTGAGAACAACCAAGAAAAGTGTACTGATCTGGGTTATGTTGATTGTGACGCCTCTGTAGGTCAACAAGGTCAAGAGTTAACTGGTGGAATAATAGGGCCAAAGGAAACAACAGACGGTTGTCCAGAAATACAGGACCCGCAGTGCATAGGGGACGGTAAGTGGGACGGAGAAAAATGCGTATGTCCTGAAGGAAGTGATTTAGAAGGACAAGAAGAGCCTTTAAGTGGGGACTGTTCTGATCCTAACACTACTACACCAGAAGAACTATGTCAAGAAAAAAACTTAACTTACGATCCTAATGACCCAACCGCAGATGAAGACGGTTGTGTTGACGATAAGACTACTACACCAGAAGAATGTGATCCGGGCTGGGTACGCAGAGGCGGCGATCCAGACAACGATTGCATTAAAGTCGGTAACCCTTGTTTTTCTGAGCCGGGGAAGTACAGCGGCGATGACGCAACTATAGCCCAAGGTAATATTAACTCTGAAGGTTTTTGTACTCGCGGCGGGGACGGAACTACTCCTACTAAGTGTGAAGACGAGTTTT